ATGTCACCTGATGGAAAGATTAAACAGGATAAAAGCATGAAAACACCATGGCAAAGTTTTTTTGGTATTAAGCCAACGTTTGCAGATACACCGGATGAACAAACGCCGGGTGATGACGATAAATTACAGGTCATTGCCAATGCATTAAACGATCTGGAAACCCGCGTTGCGGCAATTGAAGACCAGGTGAAATCTGTATCTGAAAATGTCGATACCATTGCAGAAGTGGTGGACACCGAAGAGTTTGCAGAATTGCGTAAGAATATTGGCAGCATCGTTACTAACTTTAGCAAGCTCGATAAAAAAGTTACCGATCTGCCTCACCGTCAGTTTGGTGATGGTAATAAGAATAAAGAGAAGAAATTTAAATTTCTTTGATTTTGGGATGTAGTTAATTTATTCGCGTCAACGCGGGGAATATTTATGAAACTTAATCAACGTGCACAGGCATTATTGCACGCGTATTCAGCCGGGCTGACTGAGGCGTATAACGTCGCGCAGCCGGAGCGTTATTTTTCACTTACCGATCCACAGGAAACGTCTGTGCGCCTGGCGCTGCTGGAGTCTGTTGAGTTCCTGAGCATGATTACCTGTGCTGATGTCGATCAGCTGTCAGGACAGGTGGTATCCGTTGGGGTAAACGCGCTCTATACCGGTCGCAGTGAAAACGGCCGTTTTCAGCGTCGTGTTGGTGTGGACGGTAACGAGTACAAGCTGGTTGAAACCGACTCATGCGCCGCGTTGCGCTGGGATCTGCTGTCCGTATGGGCGAATGCCGGTAAGGACGAAAACGAGTTTTTCAATCTGGTGCAAACCTTCTCAAATCAGGCATTTGCGCTTGATATGTTGCGGATTGGATTTAACGGTAAATCCATTGCCAAAACGACCAATATTGAAGAAAACCCGAACGGGGAAGACGTCAATATGGGCTGGCACGCTCTGATGAAAAAATGGGAAGAAGGGAAGCAAATCATCACCGATCCGGTGACGCTGGACGATAAAGGCGATTATCGCTCGCTGGATGCGATGGCGTCTGACCTTATCAATGACAAGCTGCCTCAGCAATTCCGTAATGATCCGCGTCTGGTGGTGCTGGTTGGTGCCGATCTGGTTGCCGCTGAGCAATACCGTCTTTACCAGGCTGCTGACAAGCCATCAGAAAAAATCGCCGCGCAGCTACTCGGCAACACCATTGCGGGCCGTCGCGCCATTGTGCCGCCGTTTATGCCGGGTAAACGCATGGCCGTCACCACGCTGGAAAACCTGCACATCTACACGCAGCGCGGTACTCGCCAGCGTAAGGCAGAGTTTGTGGACGACCGCAAGCAGTTCGAAAACAAGTACCTGCGTAATGAAGGTTACGCCGTCGAAGAGCCGGAGCTGTACGCGGCGATTGATGAAGGCGCGGTGACCATCGGCCAGTTGACCGAACCGGCAGAGGGCTAATTAATGGCGCTTTCACCCGCACAGCGTCACAGCCAGCGTGTGGCGATGGAGCAGCAGCTTAAACGCCGCCAGGCTATCGAAAGTGCAGACAGTCTGCACATGCAAATCCAGGCGCTTAATACTGACGTGGCGCATGTGCGCGGGTTGCCGACCATTGCCGATCGCGTTGTGCATAAGCGCGATGTGCTGTTACCGCGCTGGATGCCGACTGTTGAAGCGTATCTGGCAGGCGGCAGCGTTTATGCAAACCCGATCTTTGCCTGGTGCGTGGTGTGGTTGTTTGATGCCGGTGATCTGGACAGAGCGCTTGAGCTGGCGGATACCGCCATTGCACAGCAGCAGCCGACACCGGACGAAATCCGCAGCAGTTTTCCGGCATTTGTTGCTGACACGGTAATGGCCTGGGCAGAACGCGCAGCGGAAGCGGGTGAAAGTCTGGAGCCGTATTTCTCCGCGACGTTTGAAAAAGTAACGCAGCAATGGCGGCTGCATGAGGAAATCACCGCCAAATGGTTCAAGTTTGCCGGGCTGTTGCTGCTGCGTGATGACCATGGTAAGCCGCGAGCCTCAGCGCTTGAGGATGTGGCAGAGCTGGAAGCCGCAGACGCGCTGCTGGCGCAGGCGGAGAAGCTCTACAGAAAAGTGGGCGTGTCCACGCTGCGAAACCAGATTGCAGCCCGCGTGCGCAGTCTGAGCAAAGAATAAAAAGACTACCGTAAGCCAGCGGGCGCGGCGGAGGGCAATGCACTGATGTGCGATGCGCCGTGGATGCCGGTCAGCCCGCTTTTTCGGTTAAGTGAGGGGACATGTTCAGCGGAAAGCCGGTTGATTATCAGGATGCACCGTTAACTAACAACGGTTTCTGGCCGGATCTTAATTTAAAAGATTTTCAGGCGCAGCGGGCGCTGCCGCCTGATATGGACGCCGACACGCTCGCACAGGCGCTGCTGGCGGCGGTGATGGAAGTAAATGCCGATCTGGTCAGCGTTGAGGCTAAGCACCGCGCGAAGGGTTACGCGACGGCGGCCAGCGTGCCGGGTGTGATGATGGGCCAGCTCAACGGACTTTGTGCACAGTACATGAAAGCGGTGTTTGCGCGGGGAAAGGCGGATTTAATTGGCGAGTTTGTCACCCAGGGGCGAAGGGAATCTCATCCGGGCCAGGAAAGCGGAGAAACGCGAAATGGTCTGCTGGCAGAGGCATCCATTGCTATCAGGCAGATTAAAGGGCTTAAGCGGGCAACGGTGAGCAAGGTATGAGCGGATCACAACTGGAATCACTGACCGCCTTCTTTCGTGAAAATGTCCCCGCGCGGGCGCAGGTGCGTTTTGACAGTGTGGCGGAAGACATGCGTGTGGTGCCTGCCGCGCGGGATTTAGGCGAAAAGCAGTACCAGCAGGGCGTGATCCGTTATAGCGGGCTGCTGAGCTGGGAGCGTTTCCCATATCGTCTTGTTTCGCCTCAGTTGCTGGTTTCACTGCTTGCCGCATGGATGGATGACAACGAAAGCGACGTTATGGACAGCATCGGCATCACTGACGCCGATCCTGAATGGGATGTGACGGTCGAAGATGAGGAAACCGCCACGGTGGTGCTCTCCATACCACTGGCTGAGGCGCTGGTGATCCGCCAGGACGACAACGGGCCGATCCCATGGAACGGCGAGCGCTGGACACTGGCAACCCCGGAAATCTGGACGGCGCTCAGCGCGTCGGTGTTCAGTACGGCAGATGAAACCGGTGCGCCGGTGGGTGAGCTGGATGTTTAACGGCGAGCTGAGCAAAAAGCAGCTCGCAGAGCTGCGGGGCGCACTGGCGGATCTGGAGTTACCCAAAGCAAAGCGCCAGCGGCTGCTGTGGCGGCTGGCAAAGTACGGACTGATTGCCGCTGCGAAACGCAATGCACGCAATCAGCAATCCCCGGATGGCGCACCGTGGCCGGGCCGTAAAACGAAGCGCAGGGGAAAGATGTTACGCAACCTGCCGAAGTTGCTGCACATCAGGGAAATGCCGGAGATCGACGCGGTACGGGTTTATTTGCAGGGCGGCGGGTACCGCAACGGGGAAACGCCGGTACCGGCTGGCGTGGTCGGGTATGCGCAGCAAAACGGAATGAATGTGCGCGTGTCCCGCAGCAGTAAAGCCAGTAAACAGGATGCGGGGAAACTGGCGACGATTGCGCAGGCCAAAAAATTACGCGCCTTGGGCTATCAGGTGAAGCGCGGGAAGAAGACGAAAAAGCCAACTTACCGCGAGATCACCGAAACCATGCCCTATGCGCAGGCGGGGCTGCTGATCCGCAAGCTGAGCGGAAAAGCCGTTAAAACAAGCTGGACGGTTGATTTGCCCGCCCGCGCCTTTTTAGGCATGAGCGATGAAGATTTTAACAAAGCACTGGCGCGACAACTGCAAGCCATCGGTTTCGGATGGGACGTCAAAGCACAGGATATCAGGGGTAAAACATGACATGGCCTTTAGTTGATGTAACGCAGGTCAATCAGTTACAGGGCGAAGTGACGGAGGTTGAGCGGGCCGTGTTGTTTATCGGCACAGGCACGATCAACCCAGGCAAAACGCTGGCGGTAAATGCACAGACGGATTTTGATGTGCTGTTAGGCGCGGCTGACAGCCCGCTGAAACGCCATCTTAAAGCAGCGCAGGCCAACGCCGGGCAGAACTGGTGGGGGTTTGTGCACGAACTGGCAGAGGACGCCGCGCCCGATGCATGGATTAAAGCGGTGCTGGCCGCGCAGGTGTCCTGCTCGGTGGAAGGTGTCGTGTTGTGCGATGCCCTGAGCGATAAAGCAGCCATTAATCAGGCCGCCACGCTGCGATCAACGCTCATTGCAAAATATGGACGCTGGGTGTGGTTCATCCTGGCCGTTGAGGGCTTTCAGGCAGACGAAGACCAGGCGGAATATCTTGCCCGTCTGTCAGCCCTGCAAAACGGCATCGCGGAAAAAGCGGTGCAACTGGTGCCAGAGATTTGGGGCAATGAGCCGGGCGCGCTGGCCGGGCGGCTGTGTAACCGCGCAGTAACGGTGGCAGACAGCCCCGCCCGCGTGAAAACCGGGCCGGTGCTGAATCTTGGCCGTGACGATCTGCCGGTTGATGGTACGGGTGCGGTGATTGAGATCGCCACCCTTCAGGCGCTGGAGGCGCAGCGTTTCAGCGTGCCGATGTGGTTCCCGGATTATGACGGCGTTTACTGGTCAGACGGCCGCACGCTCGATGCAGAGGGCGGGGATTACCAGTCGATTGAGACGCTACGCATTGCGGATAAAGCCGCGCGACGTGTTCGCCTGCTGGCGATTGGCAAAATTGGTGACCGCTCGTTAAACAGCACGCCGGGCAGCATTGCCGCGCACCAGTCGATTTTTGCAAAGCCGCTGCGTGAGATGTCAAAAGCCGCGCAAATCAACGGGGTGACGTTTCCCGGCGAGGTGAAACCGCCGCAGGATGGCGATGTGCAGATCGTCTGGAAAACAAAAAAACACGTCGAGATTTACATCGTGTTGCGCATTTATGAAATGCCGCTGCAAATCTCGATCAGTCTGCTGCTTGACCAGACCACGGAGGCGTAATTATGAGCAAGCGTATTTCAGGAATGTCCTTCGATACCTTTATCGACGGTTCCCTGGTGCATGTCGAGAAGGTCACGCTCGATATCACGGACAACACCACGGCAACGCAGACAAACGGGGTGCCGGATGGTTACGTCGATGGTGATGTGTCGGCAGAGGGCGAGCTTGAAGTGAGCATTAAAGCGTTTCAGCTTCTGGTTGGTCTTGCCAGACAAAACGGTTCATGGCGCGGTATCCCGCCCATTGACCTGATGTTTTATGCCAAAGCGGGCACGGAAGAAACCAAAATCGAGGCGTTCGGCTGCAAGCTCAACATGAGCAGCGTTCTTGACGTCGATCCCAAAGGCGGGGCGCTGGCAACGCGGAAAGTGAAGTTTATGGTCACAGATCCGCGATTTATTAACATCGACGGCGTTCCGTATCTGGAAGCGGAAGCCACCGAAAATCTGATCGGGTAAGGGACGACCATGCACGAAGAAGAAGAAAGCCTGATTACGCTGCTGCTGATTGGCGCACTGATCGCAGTTGGCCGGGTACTGGCAAGCGGTGAGCCTGTGACGCCGCGCCTGTTTGCCGGGCGCGTGATCCTGGGGAGTCTGGTGTCAGTTGCCGCAGGCGCGGTGCTTATTCAGATCCCGGATGCCAGCCCGCTGGCGGTTAACGGGCTTGGGGCCGCGCTGGGGATTGCCGGTCATCAGGCGGTTGAAATGTGGCTGCGTCGCCGCGCGGCGGGTAACGGAGGGAGTGAGCCAAAATGACACTGGGTGAAAAACAGCAGCTTTTTGTTGTGATGATTGCGCAGCTTATCAACTGGGCGCAGGACAGGGGCTATCGTCTGACATTCGGTGAAGCGTACCGCACGCCTGAACAGGCCGCGCTGAATGCCAGGAAGGGCAGCGGCATCAGTAACAGCCTGCACACGCAGCGCCTGGCCGTGGACTTTAACCTGTTTATTAATGGCGTGTACCAGACGAAAACAGAAAATTACCTGCCGCTGGGCGAATACTGGGAAAGCATCGGCGGGACGTGGGGCGGGCGGTTTAAATCCAACCCTGACGGCAATCACTTTAGCCTTGAGCATAACGGGGTGCGCTGATGACAACGGGGCAATGGTTGATCGTGGTGGCCGTGGCCTTTTTGTGGGGCTGGATGACCGCAGACTGGCGGCGGGACAGTCTGGAGCTGACCGTAACGGCGACGGCAAATGCCGCCGCAAATGCCACGCGCGGCGTGGTGCAGGATATCGCCAGCGAGTCAGCCCGCGCGCTTGAAGAAAATCTGGAGGCGCTGAAAAATGCACAGCCTGTGCAAATCCGTACCGAAATTGTTAAGCCGGTTTTTACTAACGTGTGCGTTTCTGACGAATTTGTCAGCATGTTCAACGCCGCCGCAGACAATGCCGAACGTGCCTTATCAGGAAAACCTGAAAACAAAATGCCCGGAAACGCTGCCGCGCATTAAAGGGAAAACGGGCACCGATATAGCCGGAGCCTTGCTTATTTATCAGGATATTTATCCGCTATGCGCGGCGCGTCATAACGCGCTGGTTAATGAAATTAATAAAAGAGAGAGTGTATTAAATGGAAACCATTAAATTAGTGATTGCAGGTGTGGCAGTTAATTTTGAACCGAACCAGACCGCTTACAATAAATTTATTAATGAATTGTCAACGGATAATAAAGTCGCCCCGGCTGTAAATTATCTTAATCGCATTGTGGCCGCTGACAGTAAAGAAGCACTGGCCGACATTATTAAGCGCCCCGGTGCGGCGTTGCAACTGGCGGGCAAGATTAACGACATTTACGCGCCTGAGCTGGAAATCGAAGTAAAAAACTGACAAAGCGGGTTCAG